CATCATTAGCGAGAGAAACAACTCAAACTACTGGTGCATTTGCATTTGCAGCGTAATAAATAATTAGTGTGGGGCTTTGGCCCCACATAAATTTTAACGGAGAAAAATATGAGTTCAGATCAGAAATTTACAACACTTACAGCTGATGGACAGGTAAAAACTGTTTCAGGAGGATCTACTAATATTGGTCCTGCTAGAGTTACATATATTCAAGCTACAGGTATTACAAATTTAAAACTTTATGATGCAGCATCTGCATCTGGAAATATAATATTTGAATCTACTTTTGGAGATGAAGGATTAGATATCTATGTACCAGGAAATGGTATTAGATTTGAAACTACTATCTACGCAGATGTAACTGGAACAGGATCGGTCACTTTAGGTTATACTGGCTAGGAGGTTAAATGGCTAACACTACCTCGGGTACAACTACTTTTGATAAAACTTTTTCTATTGATGAAATAATAGAAGAAGCTTTTGAACGTCTTGGTATTCAAGATGTTACAGGATATCATTTAAAAACATCAAAACGATCGTTAAATATAATGCTTCAAGAATGGGGCAATAGAGGTATTCATTATTGGGAAATAGATGAATTAGATTTAGACTTAGTAGAAGGACAAGCTGAATATAAATTTTTTAGATCAAGTGGTGATGGCACAAGTGCTACATCAAATCCAAATGGAATTTATGGAATGTCCGATGTCCTTGAAGCACAGTTAAGATCAGATAGAACTCAAACTGATCAATCAGATAGTCCAATGACAAAAGTTGATAGGTCTACTTACGCAGGTTTTTCAAATAAACTATCTAAAGGTACACCTAATCAGTATTGGGTGCAAAGACTTATAGATCATGTAAGTATTAGTATATATCCAACACCAGACGCTACAAGTGCATCTAAAGATATGCATTTTTATTATATAAAAAGAATTCAAGATGTAGGAGCTTATACAAACGCAACTGATTTACCATATAGATTTGTACCATGTATGGTTTCAGGTTTAGCTTATTACCTTTCTATGAAATATAATGTTCAACTTACACAACAATTAAAATTAGTCTATGAAGATGAATTTCAAAGAGCTTTACAGGAAGATGGTTCAGATTCTAGTACATACATTACACCAAAAGCTTATTACCCAGGAACTTAATGGCTCGATACGCAACAGGTAAATACGCAAAAGCAATATCAGATAGATCTGGTATGGAGTTTCCATATAGAGAAATGGTTAGAGAATGGAATGGTGCGTTTGTTCACTTTACAGAATTTGAACCTAAACAACCACAACTTGAACCTAAACCAAACGGTGCTGATGGTGTATCACTATTAAATACAAGAACTGATAGAAACGAACCACCAACTGCAGTTGCTTTACCAAAAGATCCTTTTACAGTTACAAATGGAAGTTCTACTTTAACTGTAAGTTTATTAAATCATTCTTTAAAAGTTGGAGATTTTGTTTTATTTTTTAATGGTGCAAGTAATGATCCTACAGAAAGTTTTAATTTAGGAACTAATCTTTTTCCTTTATTTGCAATTGGAGATGCAATAACAGCTTCAGCAACTACAGCAACATTTGATTCTAATACAAATTTTTCTACAACAGGTTTTTATTTTGTACAAAGTGCAACTCAACCTGCTGCAACTGATCCGGACAATGTTCCTGTAATTCAAAGAGAAGTAATAAAATATACAGCAAAATCTGGAGGACAAACTTTAACAGGTTTAACAAGAGGCACTAATGCACTTTTTAGAGGTGAAACACCGATAAGCACTACAGCAACAGCACATATTGCAGCTACTGTTTTTCAAAGTTTAGAAATACAATCTGTGACTACAAGAACAGAAAATACAGGCGCAATGCCAACAACAAAAACAATTAATACTGGATTTACTGTAACATTGCCTTATAATGCGGTAGGTAATATAACAGGTGGCGGAGAAAACGCATTTGTTAGTCCAATGTTAAGAGGTATAATGTAATGATTAAAAATATATGGAATTGGGTTAAAAATTTATTTGTACCAGAAGTACAAGACCCACATTTAGTTCTTTATGAAGAAGTAAAACCAAAACACTGTCCAAAACACTTATATTTTAGAAAAAGCTGTAAAGCTTGTATGGAGATAGTAGCGTAATGGCATATACTTTAGACAATTTAAGAACTGATGTTCGAAACTATACAGAAGTCGATGATAGTGTTTTATCTAATACAGTATTAGACACTATCATCAAAAATACAGAAAACAAAATTTACAGAGAAGCTGATTCTGATGATAATAGATTTTATGCTACATCTAATTTAGTTTCCGGAAATAGATATGTAACTATCCCATCTGATTTAAGATTTATTAGATATGCACAATTAAAAAATTCTGCGGGAGATCAAGTTTTTTTAGAAAAAAAAGATACAAGTTATATGGCAGCTTATTATGATACTCCAGGCACTCAATCTGGTTTTCCTAAATATTATGCAAATTGGGATGCTAATTTTTGGGTAGTTGCTCCTACACCAAATGCTACTTTTGAAATTACACTAGCATATGTAAAACAACCAATAAGTATAACTAATACCACACAACCTACAGCAGCTCCAGCGGCTACAAATGGAACTTATATATCAAATAAATATCAGGATTTACTTTTATATGGATGTCTGGTAGAAGCATATGGATACTTGAAAGGACCTGCAGATATGTTACAATACTACACGCAGGCTTATCAAAAAGCTCTTCAATCGTACGCGATCGAACAACAAGGTCGTAGACGCCGAGACGAATATCAAGATGGTGTTATTCGTACTCCTCTAAAATCACCATCACCATAATATTAAGGAGATAAAATATGGCAAACGTAGTACCGTTTTCTTTTAAAGGTGAATTGATGTCTGGAACGCATAACTTTGCGAATGGCGGAGATCAATTTGTTATAGCATTGTATAACGGAACAATTTCTAATACTTACACAACATCTACTACAGTTGTACAAACTAATGATGAAGTTTCTTCAGCAGGTAGTTCAAACTATGCTAGAAAAAATCTAGGTAGTCAGGCTGTTGTAGCCACAACTGCAACTACATCTGTAGACTTTGCAGATGTAACGTGGTCAGCTGCAAGTTTCACTTCAAACTATGCAGCAATATACAATGATGACCAAGGCGATAAGTTAGTTGTAGTTTTAGATTTTGGCGGAGCAAAGACAGCAACGAATGGTGACTTTACTATTTCGTTCCCTGATCCAAGCACAGCGAGTAATGCTATTATTAGTTTAACATCGTAGGATTTTAAATGGCGTTTAAATTAAACGATAGAGTAAAAGAATCCAGTGCAACAACTGGAACAGGAACGTTTACACTT